ACCCTAGCCCCACCCCATTCAGATGAACCCGCCGAGAGATCAAAACGGTCATAATCCAATGTATCTATTATGAGAGACCCGTAAATATCGTCATACCAGCTAAAAACGTCTTTGCTGTTGCGGCCCCCTGACAAATCGTTAGGGTTTGCGCCCCTAGATAACACTTCCTTATAGGCGTCTCGAAAAGCCGTTGCGTAATTTTTAGCCGTCCCTGTTGGCGTTGGCGTTGGCGTTGGCGTTGGCGTTGGCGTTGGCGTTGGCAGTCCGAATAAATTATCTAAGTCAATGCTAAAACCGGGGGGAAATTGAAACATAATCTATAGCCCCTAGTTAACTATCAAGACGCCTTGGAACGACGCGCCGATTTCTACATTAGTAGTGTCGGTAGTCGCTCGGCATTCAACGTCTGTTTTTTCTGGTATAGCCAAAGGGTAATCAAACGGCACTCGCAGCAAGTTGCTTTGCAGCGTCTGTATTAGGCGTGTTCTAAACGTGTTAGACCCAAACTCACGAGTAACGAATTTAGCGGTGACGTTTTTGTTAGCTAAAGATATAGCTGCGGTAAACGTAACGTCGTCTGTATAGAAAGTGGAACCTGCGGGTACAGTGTATATCGCTTGCTGTGTTTGGTTATCCCCAGCCGTAACCTTTGCGTATGTATCGCCTGTAGGCACACCAGAAGACGCACCACTTACTGCAACATATATGTCGCCTGCCGCCGTACCGCCGCTACCGGACGTAACAACAAAAACGCGGTTTACCCGAAGCCATCCTGACGCATCACCAATCTGCACCTGTGTCTGGCCGTTCATGGTTACGGTGACGCTTTGAGCGGCGTAGTTTTCGTCTAAACCCTCTACAGTAACAGTCTGTGCGCCTGTACCTGCGCCAGTATCTGCGGTGCTAGAGCTACTGATAAACGCGGTAAACGCTGCGGCAGCCCACGGATAGCCCCCGCCATGCGTCCAGATAGACTCTTCTGCACCGTTTACGTCTGGGTTAAAGCCAAACTTATACTCCGTAGAAGCCCCCGCAACTTGGCCTTTAGATACTTGTAACTCATACGGTTCTTGAACTGCCATAGCGTTTCTCAGTGCGTTATCAAGCTGGTTGAAGTACAAGCGAAGTACGTTGTTAAATTCTTCAAACGCCTGTTGGTCGTACCCCTGCGGAGGATACGGCAGTGCTGGAGCGCGAAACGGTACATCGTATCTGGTGTTGTCTACTGCCATTACCGCCTGCCGTCTGCTCGCATGTCGATTCTAGGGGTACCTAATTGCCACGTAACACCCTCCTCAGTAGACTCTATCTTAACCGCTAACTGCCGCCCTCGCACTCGCGTATTGAGTTGCTGTGTAAACGCCTCTACTGGTAGCACTGCGCTTCTTGTAATCGTGCCGTTGTTAGATCCTCCTTCGGACAAAGGCGAGTTATACCCTGCACCAGAGTTAGCAAGGGGTAGCAAAGTCATCGTCGCAGCAGGGGAGGCTGCTGTAGAACCGTTAAAGGTAATATCTGGTATGACCCGCCAGATGAATGCAAACTGGTGCCCGTCCTCTATATCGAATTGGGCAGAAGATATATTCGCCGCAATCGGTGCCGATGTCGTAGTCTGGTTGTCATCTGTACCCTGCTCATGGTTCACAAGGTTATAGCTGTACGTAGCGGCAAGCGGGCGGTCTCGTAACCCAGAATCAAGCCACGCCGTACGCTCTAGCGTACCGTAGTACCAAATGTCTTGTTGGTAGTTGTACACCGCATATCTGTCTGAGGTCTGTGCGTCAGAAGAACAGTAGAACCACCAGATCTCATGAAAGGACTCGTTAGTACCGGCAAACACCTGTTCATACTGTAGCGAGTTAAAATCATCGAATATGTACCTGCGAATGTCGCAGCGTAGTGGTTGAGTGCGCCCGTCGTACTTATAAAACTTATCCTTGCCCATCCAGTAGGCCACACCGTTAGCGTAGGCTACGCAGTTCTGAGACGCTGTAGAGATGTTTTCTCCTACTAACTGTGCCCCCCATACAGCAGGTGCCCCTACGTACTGTAAGGAATAGAGCGCAGAATCAGTCCACACCAGTACCTCTTGGCGAGCTTGTGTAGCCGCGACGATCTCCGAACCATTAGACAACCGTAAGTCGCCTGCTTGGTTATTTGCGGCAGGAGTCCAATTACTTACGCTCTCTTGGTCTGCCCATCGGATTAACATGGGGTCAAACGTAGCACTGGCTAACAAGTTAGTCCCTAAACAGAACACAAAACGGTTTATGTCAGAAACAAGAATGAGGTTTTGTTTAGTGGGTACGTTAGACGCCGTGCTAGAAAAGGCATCTGTAACTAACTGTGCGCGAGTGTTTAAGCCATTTGTAGCATCCCAGTAGTAGATACCCCCGCCACGAGGGCCGAACACTAAGTCTTCACCAAAATTAGCTTGGCTCCAGACACGAATAGACTCCGCAGAGGTACCTCCTGTACCCCACACGCCCGCACTCCAACTACCCGCGCCCCAACCTGTCAGTGGTGTAGCGTATGCAGGGCCAATGTTTATTTGGTATGCGCCAACTACAGAGCTTCCGCCGTTACCTGTATCAGACGCATTCGCGGTAGCTGTAGCGGTTACTGTATACGTATTTGCGGTAGGGGCGGGGCCGACCCGATACTCTTGGTTTAGAACATCTGCGGTTATATTACCGCCAAGAGATACTGCCCCGCTAAAGGTAACAAAATCGCCTTCGGTAGCACCGTGCCCCGCGTCGGTAATGGTGAGCGTAGCGCTACCGTCTGTAGCGGCGAAAGTTACATCCCCTGCGGCAGTAGTCTCCCGTAACGGCGTAACATCGTTGTATGCCCCACCATTTTCGATGTAGAACTTCAGATTAGTGCCTACACCGATTAAATCCTGACTGCCTAACGTAACCCAGTTATGCAGTGAACGGCACACACCTTGGAATGTGGTATCTGATATGCGTACCCACCCGCCGATTTTTTCGGGCATACCTTGGCGGAATCGTACTTTATCGCACTCGTACCAGCCGCCTTCGCTCGTGTACCGTGTGTTTTCTCGGTTTACTCCGGGCTTAAACTGTAGCTTCTGTAAAGGCATATTGTATCCATTAGCTAGATGCGCCAAACGCAGGGGGTAGCGTGGTAACTTGTATAGCTATATTCTGCTTTAAGTTAAGCGCTGCCCCGCAATCTGAGCAAGTGTCCGCTTCTAGTTCCGATTCATCTAAATCAAACCCACAAGCATCGCATACGATCTCTACAACGTGTGCAGGGTCTACTACACCGCCGTCTAACGCTCTGGGGCTATTATGAGTTCTCACCGGTATTCGCCTGTACGGATCATTTCAGTCACCTCTACAGCACGGTTGCCGACTTGTTTAGCCCAACGGCTATCCATAAACTCATCAGCGGCGATGTCAAACTGCTCCCGAGACATAGCTTCCAGAGCTTTAACAAATCCGCGCAACCGCGTGATGCCTAGATTGAAGCACATATCGACCATTGCGTCACGTCTAGCTTTATTCAGCCCGCCGTACCAGTAGTACGCATCTTGCAGTTCTTGGTGACAACGCTCTAAGTCGTTATGTAGTAAGTAGTCAATCTCATCGGGAGACAACCCCAAGCCAGACTCTGATATGTTTCGGCCTACGCCTATGGTCTCAAAACCCGCAGTACACAAATACACCTTAGACTTAACGCCTTCGTGGCGCTTTACCATCTCAACTAGATCGCCCATTACTTTTCTCTAGCTACCTGATTGACTTTCTCGTATGAACGCATAGCGCCCAACCCGAGCATACCCATCATAACGGGCACAAGAAGCGTTGTATCTACTTCTGGTACCGCTACCCAGATGCTGATTATGTTGGCGATAATCGTGTTGTACAGTAGCCCTAATGCACAGATCCAGCCGATAGCGGGTCGCCACCCAGCCACAAACAGCGACTTATGTGCAGCCTCCATTTTGTTGATTTCTAGCTGGCCCTTGAGCGCCTCATGCGAATGCTTTTCAGACATAGTAGCAATCTCATGAGCCAAGGCATTCTTCTGATCCTTGTCCTCAATAAATTTGTCCAGTAGCCCTGTAACTGGCCCTACTAGCGAAGCGACAATACTCATAACCTATTTCCTATTTGACCACGCTTGCGCACCAAAGAACGCTGCAAGTATACCCGCAACGGATACGAAGTAGACTGCGGCCATATCACCTAAAATCGTTGCTGCTTGCGTCAGCCCGAAAAGCTCCGATGCAACTACTAGCGAGGGGTAGAGCAGCATTCCCCACAGAGCGAACCAACTCATGGCCCGTTGGGCATCGGCACGTTCATGTTGCAGGCGTAGCTCTTGTAATTCCTTGCTGGTGTTTAGCTCTTCGTCGGTAACAACACCGTCCCCATCCGCATCGTATTCGGCGTATTCACTACCTTCTTCTAGCCGTTTTGCCGCCATATTAGTCCCACGTCTTTGTGTTGGCTGGTACCCGTTTCGGTATGCAATAAGCCGTTATGTTTTCTTGCATCTGATAGCGGTTGTTTATCTTGGTTTTGCCTGTGCTGACGTAATACGCAAACGTGTTACACCGTGTGATGTCCCGGAAGTAAAACTGATCTGCTATTGGCTCTCCGTTTATCACCACAACCAACAAGAAAGCCATCATTTTCTTGTCAGCCAGCCTATCAGCAGTGCCAGCGTCATGGGCAAGAGAAACAGCAGTACGCCCCCAATGGCAGCGTATTCTTTAACTTCTTTCCAAAACTGCTTCTTTTGAGCCGCTTTTCTAGCCAGTTCAAGCTGTTTAGCCTTTCGAGCTGCTGCCATCGCCTGCATAGCTTCTTGGTATAGCTGCCCGTTACCACTTACGGTAAACAGATCCTTGATCTCCTTCATGGTTTCTTGGATCTGCTTTTTTGCCAAGGCAGCCTTAACAGCGTCCGCCTCTGACAGCTTACCTTCGTTCTGAGCACGCTGTAGCTCTACCTCGGCACCACCTAACGCAGACAGAAACCCAGAGATCGACTGGATGTCATTAGTCGTTTCAGCGACCTGCTTAATCGCACTGGTAGCAGCATTTACGCCAGCTACAATCGCAGCGATCTCGCCAATCACATTCAGCCGCCCATAAACTGTGGCAGAGCCACCGCGACAATCACCGTCACATAAACGCCCCAGATCATTAGCTCAAGCCGGTCAAACCGCTTGCTACCATCTTGCAGGCGCTGCTCAATACCTTGGTAGCGTATAGCGCATTCTTTCTCGTGCGCTTCAATTTTAGCTATGGCCTTCTCTGTAGGCGTCACTGAGCGGAAGCCTCAGTGTCCAGAAGGTTCACATCGTGCCCAGCAATAAAACCCTGATCGTTTTCACTGGGTTCTTCAGCAGGCTTAACTGCGTTGACGATAGCTTCGCCGTAAGCATTCAGCACAACCTGACGTTCGTTGATCTGCATTTGTAACCGTGCGATTTCTTGACGGATCTCAGCAACACGGGCAACGTGCATCTGGGTCTCAACGGTCAGCTCTGACACGTTATGTTCTTCGTCGTTAATCACAATCGTTTGCTCTTCGCTCATTACCAAGGTACTCCGTCAGCGGTTGTAGGATTCTTCTGCTCATTAATGTTAGCAGTGAGGGAGGATTCAATGGCATCAACGTCCAACTCACCCTGACACCAGCCAATCACGTCGGCTTCCGTTAGGTCATCATAGGCGATGTATCCTTCAGAGGAAGGGTCTGGGGTAAAGCCACAGGTTCCGTAGCTAGAAGCACTGTATGTATCCTCGCCCACAGTTTCTTCTTCAGTTACCCGCCAGTGGGCTACGATAACGCCTCCCGCTAAGTCGCCTTGTAAATCTCGTTCTAAAGTTGAAATAGTCCATGTAGCCATTAGGGTGTCTCCGTCTGTGCAGCTTCATAGGCTGCTATAGCGTCTGCTGTGTGGAACGTAGTGCACATGGCTTGAACCTCTGTGCTTTCACCTGACCAATCGTCAGTGGGTGATACTGTGTGGCGATGAAAGGATCTGCTGATCTCCTCACCGTCTCTGCTGATTATAGTAGCTGTACGGACTTGGATAGCTTTCCAGCCTCCGCAGTCTACTACTTCAATCTTGTCTTCTACTGTTGCTTCTGAAAGTGCCATTGTCTTTCTCCTGTCTGTGCCTAGAGTCCACTAGGCGTATGGTTGAATTGTTATGCTATTTGATACCACCCGCTTATTGATATATCAGTAACTGCTGTATCTAAAGCAACGAGAGATGCGTTGTCTGTACTTGTAGCTATTTCTAATATATTAGCGTAGGTTTGATTAGGTACTACGCCAACATTAACTGTATGTCCTGAACTAATTGTCATTCCGTCCCTGTACACAACGCCAAGATTGGCATAGTTATTATTTGCAGTGTTCGGCAAACCGCTTATTCGCATACCCCCTGCGCCTGTGTGGGCAGACCATCCTAGCCGTATAGAGACATATATCATCTTACCAATTATGACATATTTACCCTCTCTAATAGTATATGTGCCAGTTCCTGCTGTAGTTGAACCTATAAGCGTAGGAGTCCAAGTGCCCTCCTCATAGTCATCCAGCTTGTTGGCTGAACCTGTGCCGCCTAATTGGATACCGCCTGATAGGTAGATGTTACGGAAGCGTTGGGAAGATACGCCTAAATCAACAGCATTATCAGCTAATGCTCCGTCTTTCATAGGCATAATGTTAGGGCTACCGAACTCTAATCCAACGTGTCCTGATTGACTGCTGTTAATATTAAAATTCGCTGTTGGGCTAGTACCAATACTACCTACGGTTGAGCCGTCTTTGTAGAATGTAGCAATAGCACCATCTGATGTTTTTCTGTTTAATGATATGCAGTCACTTGAAGTATTAGTAGACCATATTTGGTCATTTTTAATTTCAACACCATCTGTTCCGAAAGACGAAGAAGGCTTCCCCACCAAGAGATTACCGCTGGCATCAAACCTGCCATACTCAGTAGCACCATCAGCCTTAACAAAAGATATACCATCGCCATTCTTGTCGTTAAGCTGCAAACCACCAGAGCCAGTAAGATACTTCATTGAGCCGTATGTGGCGTTGTCTCCACGATAGACTCTTAACTCTTGACCGCCTTTTACTTCCACATTGCCTGATGAGTCTATGCGGAGGCGTTCTACGCCAAGATTAGTACCAAAACGCATGTAATCGCCATTATGCTGATAATCTATAAACCCAGCATATTGCGCCCCTCCAGACGTTCCATCAGCAAAACAAATTGTACCGCCAGAGGAAGTACCGCTTACAATAGTTAGACCATTGTCACCACTAGAACCAATTACTAAATTGTCTGCGGGAGAGTGATAGCTACTAGGCGAGCTAGTACCAATACCCAAATTCCCGCTGGCATCAAAGCGTGCGTACTCTTTATCGTAGCCCTCAATGGCTAGATAACCATTGCTTGGGGTCGCTCCCCATGCTTGTATTTTCGTTCCTCCAGAGGTGTTGCCGTTGGCAATGTTCAAAATGCCGTTGGCAGTATCTACGGTTAATGCCCCGTAGGGGCTGTTAGTACCAATACCCACATTCCCTGATGAGTTAACAACAACAGCAGGAG